CAATTTCAACAGTTGAACGAATCTTCCTTGCTATAGTTGAACTGCTGTTGAACGGCTGTTCAGCTAAATAATAAAGGTCAATCATTCGCCTATATGCCAAATCTTCCTGATCTGAAAGATGGCTAGTATGGCTAATGTAATCGCCTATGTGGAACGGATAAAAATTCATTTCAGTCCTTTTTAAATAGGTCTGGTCGTAATATTTCTTTGGTTAAACGATTTTCTGACAGCTCTTCAATCCTTTTTACATATTTCAATGGAATATTGGTCTGACCCCATAAAACTACTGCGTTAGGAGTTAGCTCTAAGATTTCTGCTAAGTTCTTTAGCGATCCAAATTCGTACTTTAAATAATCAGTTGGTTTCATAAAATCCCTTTCTTTGATGGAATATAGCAAATACAGTATACATTTGCAAATATTTTTTATACTAGGGAAACCACTAACAAAAAAAGTGTAAAAAAGCATGAAAAAAGTGTTGCAAAGTTGGTTTTTGTGGTAAAGTTCTTCTACGCAGTAAATTTTATTAACAAGTGATGAAGGGAAAGTAAACATGAAAGACGTAATCTACGCAGCCTTATTAGGCTTAATTGGTGGCAGTATCCTAGCTGTTACATACATTCTAAGAACAGGGGGTTTCTAATGGACTTCCTAACATCTCAAACTAATGCCTGGTTAGCACGTCAAGACGAACTTCAAGAACAATGGGAAGAATTAGAAGATACAGTCATTGACGCTATCAAAAAAGGTCAAAAGCTTAGTTATGGCAACCGCAACCAATACACAGTTGATCCTGCCAATAACGAATTAACTGAGCAAGTTTATGAGTTGCAACAGCAAATGATGTTGGCATACGTTAATAAAAACGATGCTGAGTTGCTATCGCTTATCAAACGTGCCTGCAACAAAGAAATTATTTCACTAATTGACTTAATCGGAGATTGATATGACCACTTATAACGAACTTCGCAAAATCAATGTAAACGAACACATTGAACGCAAAGGCAACCTTAATTATCTTTCGTGGAGTTGGGCAGTAGATGTTTTGCTTCAAAACGACCCAACGGCCACATGGGAGTTTCCAGAGCCTAAAGTTTGGAACGATACGGTAATGGTGTTCTGCAACGTAACAGCCTTTGGTAAAACCATGAAGATGCAACTACCTGTTATGGATAACCGTAACAACGCTATTAAAAACCCTGATACACGCAAAATTAGCGATGCGACCATGCGTTGCCTAGCCAAATGTATCGCTTGCTTTGGCATCGGTTTATACATTTACGCAGGGTCTGACCTACCTGAAGAAGAACCTGTTGATTTAACAGACTTGAGCATAGCTTGGGTAGATAAGATTAAAGAATGTAGCTCAATAGATGAGCTTAAAGAAGTGTACGGTAGCGCATACAAAGCACTATCTAAAGACAAAGCAGCAGTAGACATGATTTCTAAAGCCAAAGACGCTAAAAAAGGAGAATTAGCATGAAAACTCAGAACGACTCAATTTTAAGTTATTCAAAAAAGAACTGGATTAGCGGTTTAGTGGCTTTAGACCTATTTGGTTGCATTCATTTGCCTAGACGCATCCTAGACCTAAAAGAACGTGGTTATTTGTTTCAAGATCGTTGGGTTAATCGCAACAACAAGCGTTTTAAAGAATATAAGTGCGTAGGAAGGGCAAAAGTATGATTGAACAGGGAACTCCTGAATGGCATCAATTGCGCCTTGGAAAAGTAACGGCTTCTAGGGTGGCTGACATCCTAGCGCAGACAAGGACTGGGCCTTCTGCAAGTCGCCAGAATTACCTTATCGAGCTTGCATTACAACGTAGCACAGGCACGATTGAGCCATCATACACCAATGCAGCAATGGAATGGGGTACACAAACAGAACCACAAGCAAGGGTAGCTTATGAAGTTGAAACAGGAAACTTTGTCGATCAAGTGGCTTTTATTGACCATCCTGCTATTGCCTGGTTCGGTTGTAGCCCTGATGGTCTTATCGGTGATGATGGGCTTATCGAAATTAAGTGTCCAAATAGTGCAACGCATTGGGAATATTTTAAAGCCAAAAAACCACCGCAAAAATATGTAACTCAAATGCAAACTCAGTTATGCGTTACAGGTCGCAAATGGTGCGATTTTGTATCTTTTGATCCACGTATGCCAAGTCGTAGCCAACTACTAATTGTAAGAGTTGATCGAGATGAAGCGTTTATTGCAGAAATAGAAGAAAAAGTTAAGCAGTTTTTAAATGAAGTAGAAGTAGAAGTTAATTTGATGAAAGGAAACTAAAATGGCAATTACCCATTACGTTAAAGCAGCAGTATCTGAATATACGGATAAAACTGGAGCAACTAAAAAACGGTATCAAACTATTGGCATCATCATGGATACAAAACATGGAAAGATGCTAAAGCTTGAAACAATCCCTTTGTTTGCGCTTAAAGAAGGTTCTTTGCTTTGTTATCTTAACGAACCTGAAGAAAAGCCAGCAGATGGCCATGTATCAAGAGATGTAAACCTTTCTGATGACGTTCCTTTCTGATGATGAAAAAACAAAGAATTGAGTTCCTTTTGGAACGTATGAAAACTGAGCCTATGAACAGGCATCAAATGGCTGAAGCTGTTGGTATGTCTGTCAAGTCAGTATGCAAATACATCACAGAAATGCGGTTCTTTAAGAAGATACATATTTACAAGTATGAACGTACTGTAGGTCAATTTACGGTTTATTACATGACTGGCAATCAGCCTGATGCACCTAAGCCATTAGCTTTTAGCCAAGAAGAATACAACAAGAAATATCGTTTAAAACCTAAAGAACACGTCAGAAGGCCACATAAATTTACGCCTAAGCCTGACTATGCAGCTGCATGGATGTTTAACCCAATTTAAGGATAAATATGAACGCAAATGATAGAAGTTTAATTGTGCAAATGATGAAAGCTGGCAGATATAGCGCAGTATTGGACTTTATGCCTCAATACAACTTAGAAAAATCTAAAGAAATTATTGAGCAAATGGGCGATAAATGGGTATGTCACCCAAATAATAAAGTTAAACGCTTAGATGTGCCTTTAGATATTCTAAAAACGCATCAATCTAAGGTTTTTAAGCGTAAGGCCTAGTTCCTGCTTTATCAATAATGAGGGTTTGATTTCTAGGATTTGCGTCAGCCGTATTAGGAATACTGATGTGAGTCCAAGAGTCAAACTCTCTTATCAATTGATCGTATTGAATGTCTGAAGCAATAATAGCCTTTACAACCTCATCAGGAGTCATGCCAGGTACTCGTATGTCAGCAGCGCATCCAAAACAATGCTGACTAGTTTTTACCCCACCTACTGCTGAATTAACCTCAACAGAACGATAGGCAGAGTTAATCATTATTGGCTTATTAAGCACTTTACGAACTTCTTCTAGCTTTTCAGCTAGTCTGTTAAGGTTTTGTAATGCCACGCCTTCAGGAAGATTATCTAATCCTTTTCTAACAGCTATTTCAGAAACTGTTAGTTCTGCAAGAGAAAAATGTTCACTTAGTTGCATCTTTTCCCTTTTTCATGTCTACAATTTTTTCAAGAGTACGACCACCAAAGCAAGCAAAGCACCTGCGCCAATGTTAATAAGAGTTTGCCATTCCATCAAAACGTACCGCAATCCAATACTACGTTTTGAATCTCATTGTCACCCATGTTTAAATTGCCACTAGCAGTAGTTTGACCATCAGCAGCTAATGAACCTGTCAAAGCAGTAGCAATGTCATTTAACGTGTTATTCGCCCATGTAGATGTAATAGTTGTTGCTGTTACTACTGGATTGCCAGCAGGTAAGCTATATACGCCTGATCCATTACGTGACATTATTTATTCTCCTCAAATGGTGATTCTTTTTGACTAATATAACCGCCAACTAATGAGTTAGTTAAAACTTGAGCTTTGGCTGAATTTGGTTTTGTATTAGAAATTTCTTTAAGCTTGTTGATTCCATCAGGATCAGTTAATAATTTAGCTAACAATTGAGCATTTTTACCCATACGGAATTCATCATAAGCATTCGCAATAATTGATGGTTTTACTCCAGAAGTAACTAATTTTCCTGCGCCACCAGACTTAAATTCTTCAGCAATCATATTATTAAATGATGTTGCAGAGTTCATAGGCTGACGTTTACCTTGAGCTTCCATAGTTTCAAGCATTTTTTCAAATCCATTCCATGCTTGAATACCAGCTGATTCAATAATCAAAGTTTTAAGATTTTCACGTTGTTGCTTATTGCCAGCAATATTAGATGCAAATTTAGCTCCACCAAATTGGTTTTCACCCCCTTGCAATTTTTGAGAAGTTTCATTAAAGAATCCTTGCAGGCTTTGGGGAGTCCAATCTTGAACTACTGTAGGGTCTTTTCTACGCAATAAATCAACTGTACGCTTAATATCTTCAGGTTTTGTAACTTGAGGATTTGAAGGCATAAGTATATTTTGTTGTGCTTTCATGGCTTTTTCGCCAGCACCTGTTTCAGCTAACTCGCCAACTTGACTTTGTTTTAAAGGACTAATTTGAGTTCTGTAAGCTGTTTGATATTTATTTGCTCCAACATCATAATCAGGTAATTGGTCACGCAAAAAGTTATCCAATTTATTAGTAGATGCCACATTAATTCTTACAGCATTTTTTTCAGCGCCTGTTACTGGATTGCTTAACACAGAATATTGGTCATCAAGATATTGTTTTGCTGCAATTAATGTTCTTGGGTCATTTTCAGCAAAATTTTTAACCCCATATTTACCTGTTGAACGAACTACTTTAACTGCTTCATTAATAACAGGATCAGTCATAACGCCTGTTAAATCAGATTTAGCAATAGTTTGAGTTCCAGCTTTTGTGTAATATGGCTCAATATTTTTAGTCACGTTTTGTTCTGCTCCTGAAATAACCTTTTCAGCAGCAGATGAAATCCTAGCAGTTGTATCTAAAGTAGGTTTTTGAGAAACTCCACTTAATGTTTTTTCCATAAACTCTACGTTTGACTGCGGTCTTTGACGCAAAAAATCAGCCATAGTTGGCGCAGATTTAGGCGCATTTTCAACAAATCTTTGCGTAGCAATTAAAGGATTTCCACCTGTTACTTGAGCTAAAGCTTCAGCAGCAGTTAATGGAGAACCTTGTTGATAAGAACGTTTTAACAAATCATCAGCTTGACGAATTTGTTCTGGAGAAATCCCTTGAAATCCTTTATTAGCAATATCACCAGCAGTTTGACGAATAGCAGTAGGCGCACCAGCAATAGTCATTGCACCGCCTGTGGCTAAAAAATTAGCAATAGGACTATCAACCCCAATACTTTGTAAAACTTGTTGAGTAGATCCGCCTGCAACACCTTGTAAAGAAGTTCTTCCTACATCTGAACCAACTTCTTTTAATGCTTTTGGAAAATCGGTTCTTAATAAATTGCCTGCTTTATAAAGGCTAGATGGTCTTATTCCACCACTTGTAGCTAATTCTGTTGTAAATCCTGCAACCTTACCAATAGGACTAGTAAATTCACGTTCAGGAGTTATAACACCTTTGTTAGCCAAATAAGTAGTAACTGGCGTAGATGTTCTAGGAGTTGGCATACCGTCAGTTGTAAAATATTGGTATCCACGTTTTAAGTTTTCAGGAAACCCTGCAGCTAAATCTACAAATCCAGCAGCTCCTTTAATAGCACTTTGACCTAATTTAGCACCTAAACTAGCACTAGGCTCTGTTGCTAAAACGCTTTCTGTGCCACCTGCCGATATAGTTTCTTCTGCTTTGGCTTCTTCATAAGCTTTAGCAACTGTTTGAAACTCAGGAGTGCCTTTTTTGTCAGCGTTATTAACAATCCATTGTGCGTATTCTTCTGCGCTTGCCATTATGGTTTTCCTTGCAAAATTTGATCAGCTTGACTGCGAACATTACTTTGACCATAAGCCGTTGGAACTTCAACTTCACCCCATCCAAGCGGTGTAACTGCACTCTTAGGTAATTGTTTAACTCTTTGATTCCACTTTTTAGCACTTTCAATAGCAGCTTTTTCTTGTAAATCATAAACTCGCATAATATTTTCTTTATTCCAAGTAATACGACCACTTTTAGCATCTTGCAAGAATTCTCTGTCTTTTTCTGTA